TTAGGTGTTTTGATTGAAAGTTCAAACAGAAAAGACAAAAAATCATTTATGACTGTTTTGGCTAAAGGAGATTTACTAAACGCAACTATTCGTGATATAAACGACAATCCAGAAGTAAAAGAAAAATTTGGTAGATTTTTTGAGCAACAAGGTAAAGATAAAACCACAGCAAGTAGTGCTAACAAAGTACTAGGATCATTACAGCCATTTTTTGAAGAAGCGGGGTATCTAGGTCCTAAAGGTAGAAACCCAGTCAGAATGGTTCTTTCAAGTGTTATAGGCACAACATCAACCAAAGAACTTTTTTCTACAGACCCAATAAGAAAAGTACCAAGTCCGTATCCTTTTGAAACTTATTCTAAGTTAAAAGAAGTTATAACAGGATTATTAAATAGTGAAAACAAAGCTGAACGTCTAGCAGGAACTCAACTTGCTATGCACGTAATTGGAGGATACAGACCTTCAGATTTTAAAAATTTAAGAATAGAAAATATAAATTTTAAAAATGGTGTTGTATCAGGTCTTCAAGTTAAAGACAGAGGAAAGACAACAGAAAAAGCAGGTTACTTTCCTAAAATAATAAGAGACATACTACTTAAACAAATAGGAGATCCTACGGCTAAATCTGGTTTAGTTTTTCCGACAAATAATGAAGAAGTAATAAATGCCGCTCTTAAAAAAGCAAATATACCTACAGAATATACCACTGCAGGAAAGGTAAAACAAGGTGTTTTTACACTTGAGGATACCCGTAAATTAAATGAAACACATCTAACAAGTTTAGGCTACGATGAAAAAGATCCAGTAAGACTTGCCGCAACATTACGTGCCAATAAAACGACAATAGGACAGTACGTTGCAACAGGTGCAGGTGGTAGAGACATCGAAGAATTATTTGTAAAAACATCTACCCCCCACGTAGCATTTACTGGCACAACAAGTCATGCACAGTATCTCGAAGATATAGGCGTAGATTCTTCTAATATAGTTAAACGTTATAAAGTAACTAACGATGTAATAGATAGATTTCCTTTAGATAGAGTAGAAGAGTTTCAAACTGCGTATCCTACATTAGCTTACGAAGAAGGCAACAAAGTAATAACATCAACTTTAAGTCAAGTGAATAAAGGTAATGCAAAACTTTATCAAGAAGCTATAGGAAGTGAACTAGCAAAAAGAAAAGATGTAGCTGATATAGCTTTTGCAGAAACTGCTGAAGAAGCAGAAAAAGCAAGATTAAAAATTCAAGATGTAAAAAATCAAGTAAGAGCCGAAAAGAAAGCACTTGATATACTGGAGCTAAAGAACAAAGGTGCAAACGCTTTAGATTGGATTACAAAGAATTTAGGCAAACCTTTGAAAAAAGGTTTTATAGGTGCTTTAGGAGTTGAAACTGCTAGACAATTTATGCAAGATCCAATTGGAACTGGAGCAGCTATGGCAAGTGACTTATTACTTGAAAAAGGAATTGGAACAGGTCCGGGTGCAGCAGTTAGTTTTGCTATGCAATCAAGTCCTGCAGGAGAGGGATCAGACATTGTTCGTGACACGGGGATGTCTCAAGCAGGACAGCCAATACCTAGCAGACAGATGGGCATGGAGTCTGAGTCTGCAAACTTTTTGAACCAAATGCAAAGTAGTTTACAACCTACTCAAACAAATCAATCTCAAGCTCTTAACATAATTGAACAGGATACCAACATAGGTAGCAGAATGAGTACATTTGGCAGAACACCTGATGTATCTCCGGGGTTTGTTACCCCACCTTCTCGATCAGAACTATCTGATGAGACACAACGGCAACAAAACTTTATGGGAGTAACTTAATATGCCTAACAATAACTACAACTATGGTGCTGCTTACATCATGAACTCAGATAAAACATCTGTAAACGATGACATGGGTTCTAAGCAACTATACAGAGAAAGTCTTGAATTTACTACATCAGTAGACCAAGATGCTTTACAAGTCGATATGCCAAAGAAGCAAACTAAACCTACAGTCGAAGCTTCTTTATTCAAGATGGCTGAAGAAAGAGACTACTAATAACAAATAGGTAAATCATGGCTGATGAAAATTTTCTTCAACCTGCTGATGATACAGAAATACCTGTACAAAATCCTAGCGAACAAATGCCCGGATTGGCAGGATATATCAAAAGCAAGTTTGAAGATTCAGAAAATGGCAGACGCAGTTATGAACTACGTTGGTTACAAGCTTTTAAAAACTACAGAGGTATTTATGATTCGTCTACTCAATATAGAGACTCGGAAAGATCTCGTGTATTCATAAAGGTAACTAAAACAAAAGTTCTTGCTGCATACGGACAAATAATCGATATACTTTTTTCTAATAAAAAGTTTCCTATAGTTGTTGAGCCAACTCCAGTACCAGAAGGTATAGCAGAATTTGCACATCAAACAACTCCGTTGGATGAAATAGTTCAACAAGACCCTTATGGGTATGAAGGAGATGGGAGAGAACTGCCCCCCGGTGCTACACAAGCAACTAGAGATTTGGACTTCTTAGGAGGGTTAAAAGGCAGGTACGCTAATGCTAATTTATCTCCCGGACCTTCTCTTGCAGGTGAACCACAAATAAGTCCTGCACAAAAAGCAGCTCTTAATTTAGAAAAACTTATACATGATCAGTTGACAGACACAGATGCTGTTACTGTTTTACGTAATGCTATTTTTGAGTCTTGTTTACTTGGAACAGGAATAGTCAAAGGTCCGTTTAATTCTTACAAACGTATTCACAAGTGGGATAAAAATGAAAATGGAGAAAAAACTTACGCTCCATACGAAAAGATAGTACCACGAATTGAATATGTATCATTGTGGGATTTTCACCCTGACCCATCAGCAACAAGCATAGAAGATTGTGAATACGTCATACAAAGACATCGTATGAACAGACAACAACTTCGTGCCTTGATGAATAGACCATATTTTTATAAAGATGCTATAGAAGAGTGTCTTGCTAAAGGTCCTAACTACGAAGATAAATATTACGAAGATACTATTCGTGAAGATGATACTGAACCATACTTTCAAGAAAACAGATTTGAAGTACTTGAGTACTGGGGTATTATTGATAAAAAACATGCTGATGAAATAGGCATGGAAGGCGTCGAGGAGATGTCTGAATTAGATCAAATTCAAGTTAACGTTTGGACTTGTGGTAATATGATACTTCGTTGTGTTCTTAATCCATTTATGCCTGCACGAATACCCTACCAAGCATTTCCATACGAAACTAATCCATATCAGTTATGGGGAGTTGGTGTAGCAGAGAACATGGAGTTTTCTCAAAAGTTAATGAATGGTCACTACCGTATGGCTATTGATAACTTAGCACTTGCAGGTAACCTTGTGTTTGACATAGACGAAGCAAGCTTAGTTCCCGGTCAAAATATGGATATATTCCCCGGTAAGATATTTAGAAGACAGTCAGGCGTGACTGGTACAGCAATTAACGGTTTAAAGTTTCCAAACACTGCACCAGAAAATATACAGATGTATCAGATATCACGACAACTTGCTGACGAAGATACAGGTATACCGTCAATATTACACGGGCAAACTGGTGTCACAGGAACGGGTAGAACAGCATCAGGTTTATCTATGTTGCTCGGAGGTGCAAGTCTATCTCTCAAAACTGTAATAAAAAATATAGATGATCATTTATTGAAACCCATGGGTGAATCATACTTTCAATGGAATATGCAGTTTACAGATGACGTACCTGAAATAGAGGGAGACCTTGAAATCAAACCTCGTGGTACTGCAGCAGTAATGCAAAAAGAGGTACGAAGTCAGCGATTAACAACTTTGTTGCAAACTGCAAGTAACCCAATGCTTGCACCTTTCATAAAGATACCAAACCTTATGAGAGAGCTTGCTATAGCACAAGACATAGACCCAGATAGTTTGGTTAACGACGTAAGCGAAGCACAGATATTCGCAGAAATACTTAGAGGACTTCAAAATGCTCAACAAGAAGCAAGCCAACAACCTGAATCCCCTGATCAACAACGAGCAGGCATGGAACAGTCTGGAGGAGTACCTCCGGGAGCTAACCCAAATGACGATTCAGGCGTTGGTGGCGGCACGATCGGAACTGGAGGTGTTCCAACTGCAGGGGAAACTGGCTTTACTGGAACAGATCAAGAGACTTAAGAGTGACCATGAAGCTGTAGTAAGGATGAAAAGTGTCGATTGAATCAATCATAAAAGATTATATGTTCAAACAGCTAGGAGCAGCGGCAGCGTTTAGGCTTGAAGATGAACTTCAAATACCTTCTGTTGTTAACTTTGCACCTTTAGCTATAGCTCCTATTCCTACTCCGTTTGGAGAAAGAAAACGACCTTCTTTTCCTATATATGGTAAAAGAAAACCTTCTGCAGAACAGGGTATTGTTCCTGAATATGAACAAGATACAAGTGGAGGCCCTGATTACGAAGCTGTTAACATAGAAGATTTACCTACAGAGTTAGAATCTTTATTAGGAGGAACAGGTAAAAGTGGCAAAGTTGACGTTTTTGGAAAAGATTTTCAAATAGGCCCTAAAGGTACAAGGGCAACATTTGGAGTAGTACAAGCTTTTGATCCGGGGAAAGCATTAGGTCAAGTTGCAAGTTTGTCTGGAAGTTTTATAACAGCAGGTTACGCAGGACAAAAAAATTTAGAACAACTTCAATACGCACAAGCTATGGCAGGCTTGGGTAAAAAAGGTTACGGTGTAGGAGTTGTAAACAATCAAGTTATAGGCGTAACTCCTAATAATATTATTGGTACAATACCTAACGCTAGTCCGAAAGATATGGAAAAAATACGAGAAATGCTTACTGGTAAGTCAGGTCCTATGGCAGCAGGCATTGAGTCTATGAAATCAAAGTTTTCTCCGACAGCTACATTCACAGATGCTGAAAAAAAATTCCAAGACGAGATTATGAATTCTAAATTACCTGACGAAGTAAAAGCAGAAATATTAGGTTTTGATCCTACGGGCAGAGGAACTTATGCTTTTTCTCCGGGAAGACTTCAAGCACAATTTGGTGTAACAACCCCTCAAAGTTATAGGCAAGCAGTTTCTTACAAAGATTTTGCTAAGGATTATAAAGCAGCTCAAGATTTTAGAGATGATATGATGACTAGTCCAAGTATGGACTTTGGTCTTGAGACAGATGTAGTTGCTCAAGATACCCTGAACAATCCTATGGGAATAAACATAGGTATTGATATGGACAATATTACAGGTGTAGACACAGGAGTTGGAGCTACAGGCGACTTAGGTGGTGGTTATGGAGGACCTACTGGAGGACCTAGTGGTTTAGATGCGTCTCAGCCTTCATCTTATAATGATAATAATGACAGCGATGGTGGTATGGGCGGCGGCGATACAAGTTCTTCTAATGATGGTTTTGGAGGTGGTGGTTGGACTGCATACGGTGGCAAAATAGGAACTTCTAAAAATGGATTCACTTCAAAAGTTGAAGTAATTAAAGGTGTAGGACTTATTAAGCCAGAGCAAACATTTATGGATACTGATGTAGTAGATGATAGATTTGAGTTTGATGCGGAAGATGGAGATTATGTTGTTAATGGACCTGCTTCTAGTAGTAAAAGTAAACAGATAAACTCTCTTATAAACTATGCAATGAATGAATTAAAAAAAGAAGGGGTTGACATACGGGTAGGAAATCCTAAAATAAAGAATAGAGATAGAGTTCCACTTATAACAGCTTCTTCTGAAACGTATATACCAAGAGTCATTGCAGAAAAAATAGGGTATCCAATACTAGAAGCTATAAACAATTCAGGTAAATCTGAAGTAACTAGATTAAAGAATAAACTTAACGACGAGCCTACAGATAAAAGTAAATATGCTGCTTATGAAGGAATGCGTGTAAGAAATCCAGAGCAAGGATTTTTGTTTCGTAAACCACCTTTAAATACTAAAGATTCTAACATAGGCAAGTATAAAGATGCGTTTGTTCCCGGTATATCTGACCAACCAATAGAAATGACTTTAGATCAAGAAAGGTTTTTTGGTGATTACACCTTTGGGGATATTAAAAAAGCAATTAAGAAGACAGAGATACAAGGTTTTGAAAAAAATCCTTACATATTTACAGGCGTAAAGGCTAAGAAAGGTAAGAGTAGTTCTGCATTTGGTCCTATGCAAATAACTAAAAGTTTAATAGAAGATTTTGAAAATAGAAGTCCTGAGTATAAAACTTTAAATAACGAAGAAAAAAAATACTTACAAGCTTTAAAATTACAAGGTGAAGACAAGATAAACAAAGAATTGTATGGCGTTCTTAAACGTGGTCCTGCAGAAATGAGACAAGACGTTGATGCAAGAAAAGTATACGGCAAAAAATCAGAGGAGTTGAAGCCTTACGGAAAAGGTACTATCGATCCAAAGATGCACAAAAAGTATTATGATAAAATTGCTGATGTAATTCTTCTTCACAAATTAAAAGATCACAAAACTATAGAAGACGCACTTGCATCTTATGGAGAAGGTGCAGGTTACGGAGAGAAAGTTTTAAATGATTTATTGGATATTATACAAATAAAATAATATCTAAATAAAATTCGTCAGCTACCCACACATGTGGCCCTGACAGACCGAAGCAGCTACCCACAGCCAGTGGCACTGCAAGAATGAGGTAAAAACTATGGCAAAACAACAAGTTCGTGGTGCAAGAGCCAACAAACCAAATGACTCCGATGGAGTTATAAACAATCCTAATCTTTATCGTGGTAAATATCGTGATGATGTTTACAAAGACGACGAAGAAGAGCAAACTCAAGACCCCACATTAGAAGTGGCTACTCAAGAGGAAGAAGAGGAAACTTTCGTATCTACAAAGAGAGAAGAGACTGCTCCAGAGCATGATTACAAGAAACGGTATGATGATTTGAAGCGTCACTACGATCAGAAGATACAGGAGTTTAAGACAAAAGAACAACAGTTAGAAAGTGCAATGCAACAATCTAATATGAATGTTCCGCTACCTAAAACTCCAGAAGAACTAGAAAAGTTTAGACAAGATTATCCTGATGTTTATGATGTAATGCAAACTATAGCTGCGGAAAAAGCTAATCAGCAAGCTCAACAACTTCAAGAAGAACTTAAAACTTTGAAAGCTCGTGAGAAAGAAAATTTGGTTAAGGTCGCCTATCGTGAACTAAAGACTTTACATCCTGATTTTGAAGAAATAAAACAAGATGAAAAGTTTTTACAGTGGTTAGAAGAACAACCCACCACTATCAGTGATGGTGTGTTAAAAAATAACACAAATGCTCGACTAGCTGCTAGGGTTATTGATCTCTACAAAGCAGACGCAGGGATCACAACCAAAAAACAACAGAGTAAAAAACCCGATGTTTCTGCTGCAATGGCTGTTACATCTCCCAGAGTAAAGGAGATAAGAACTGATGCCAACGCAAATAAGAAAATTTGGAAAGGCTCTGACATCGCCAGACTTAAACCGTGGGAGTTCGAGAAGCTTGAAGCTGATATCGATCTAGCACGGCAAGAAGGGCGAATTGACATGAACAGCTAAAACCTCAAAAAAGGAGAGAGAAAAATGGCTTTCAATTCCGCTTCTGGGTACAATAATTTACCGTCAGGTAATTTTGCTCCTCAGATATTTAGCCAAAAAGTTCTCAAATTCTTCAGACGTGCTTCGGTTGCAGAAGATATTACGAATACCGATTACACTGGTGAAATTGAAAACTTTGGTGACACTGTAAATATTATCAAAGAACCAACAATAACTGTATCTAGTTATACAAGGGGTTCTGTGGTAAACACTCAAGACTTGGCAGACGATCAAATTACATTGACCGTTGACCAAGCTAACGCATTTGCATTTAAAATCGATGACATTGAAGAGAGACACTCTCATGTCAACTTTGAAGCATTAGCAACTTCTTCAGGTGCTTTTTCTTTAAAGAGAAAATACGATGCAAACGTGTTGCAAACATTAGCAAATGGTGCAGGTATTGCAGGTGCTGATGATGCAAGTTTAGCAGGTGGTTTAATAACTACTGCGTCAACTTTAGGTACAGCAGCTTCTCCTATTAACGTAGAAACTGACGATGCAGGTATCAACCTCATGCTATTAATGGCAAGAGTGCTTGACGACCAGTCTGTGCCAGAAGAGAACAGATGGTTTGTTGCTCCTCCTATCTTCTACGAGAAGATGTTTCAAGCAGGTAACAAGATTGCTGAAGTACAGGTAACTGGCGATGCAACTTCTAACCTAAGAAACGGACTTGCAACAATCGGTACACTTGCAGGATTTAAATGCTACAAGTCTACTGCATTAAACAGCACAGCAGGCACAGACCAAGTAACAATGTCAGGACTAGCAACAGATGGTTCTGAAAATCTTGTTTTAGCAGGTCACATTTCTGCTGCAGCTACAGCGTCTCACATCGCAAAGACTGAAGTGGTACGTTCA